GGAGTTGACCCTGCTAGTAGCCTTTCTTCCACTGCTGATTACTTTGCTGTTGCTACAATTGGTATTGACTGTGATAATAATAAGTATATTGTTGATATATATAGGGATAGAATATCTCCTGCAGAACAGCCTAATAAGCTTATTGAAGTTTTTAAGAAGTATAGGCCAAGAAGAATGAAAATTGAAACAGTTGGTTATCAAGAAGCACTTAGAACAGCTGTAAGAGAACTTATGTTAAAAGATAACTTGTACATACCAGGTCTTGAAAAAGGTGTGAAACCAAGAAATAGAAAAAGTGAGAGACTACTATCTCTTGTCCCACTATTTGCTAAGGGGACATTTTTCTTTAGACCACAGGATAACATTCCACAACAGGAATTTCTATCCTATCCCAAAGGTAAGCATGATGATGTTATGGATGCTGTATGGACAGCTTTAGATGGAGCAAGGCCTTCTAGAAGGAAAACCTTTGATAAAGATGACAATTATTTGAACAAACCAAAGAAAAAGCTTGATTGGATGACCCTTTAGGTTGTATATTAAGTTGATAAAAACTAGGTAAAATATTGATAGATAACGACAAAAAGACTCCTGAAGTAGTCACTGAGACTTTAAGGATATTTAAAGATTACAGTAAAAAACGTGATTCTTGGGCTCAACAAGCCAAGGAAGATAAAGAATTTCGCTTGGGTCGTCAATGGACTAAAGAGCAAGCTGAAACCTTAGAAGCTAGAGGACAGGCTGCTATTGTTGTTAATCGTATTCACCCTGCAGTAGAAACAGCTAAAGCTATGCTTACTTCTAATAGGCCATCTTTTAGATGTGCTCCTAGAGAAGATTCAGATAGAAAAATAGCAAATGTAATGAGTGCATTACTTAGTTATATGTATGATATATCTGATGGCAGGACAATAATACGACAAGCTGTAGATGATTATTATGTTATGGGTATTGGTTATATTAACGTATACCAAGACCCTATGATGGATATGGGTAAAGGTGAAGTTTGTATACACGATATAGACCCACTTGATGTATACATAGACCCTAATAGTAGGCATCGTTTCTTTGATGATGCCGAAAATATTGTAGTCTCTCGTTTATTTAGTAGAGACCAAGCTAAAAAGCTTTATCCTAAATATAAGAAACAAATAGATGCTGCTAATAGCGAACAAGATTTTAATATGCCTGAAACAGGAAGAGACAATGAAAGTAGAATATTTTTTCCAGAAGATGTAGGATTATTACATGAACAAAGTGAATATGTTAGAGGTTACGAAAGATACTCTAAAATAGAGGTTCAAAAGATAAGAACTTATGAATCATTTAGCGGTAAGGAAGAACTACTAGATAAAAAAGAATTTGATGAATATATAAAACAACCTGCTTGGATAATACAAGGTCAGGTTATTACAGATGAACAACAAGCTCAACAAATAGCTGCACAACTTATGCAACAGTATGAATTGCAAAAAGAACAAGCTATGGAGATGGAACAGCAAAAAATGAATGAAGCTGGCCTTCCGCCTGAAGCAGAGATGCCTCAAGTAGATATTCAACCGCCTCAAATTGAGCAGACAGACTATCAAGGTTTAATATTAAAAAAAGCTATTGAAATAGTTAAGATAAGTGTAACAAGGGTAAAACAATGTATTATTATGGGAGAGACACTTCTTTATTCAAGAGTACTTCCTATAGAACAATATCCTGTAGTTCCAATATGTAATTTACATACTAGAACACCTTATCCTACATCTGATGTAAGAATGGTTAAAGGATTGCAGGAATACATAAATAAAACTCGTTCTTTAATAATAGCACACGCTACTACAAGTACTAATACTAAAATATTAGTTCCAGAAGGTAGTGTAGATATGAAAGACTTTGAAGAGAAATGGGCACAACCAGGTGTAGCAATACCTTATGACCCAACTGATGGAGCTCCTGTAACAGTTCAGCCTAGTCCTTTACCAAATGAACTCTATCAGAATGAAACATCAGCTAAAAATGATATTGACCATCAATTAGGTTTATATGAAATGATGATGGGTAATTCAGCAGCAGCTCCTCAAACATATAAAGCTACTATATCTTTAGATGAGTTTGGTCAAAGAAAGATTAAATCGAAATTAACTGATATAGAACAAGCTTTAGTGAGAGTAGGGCAAGTAGCTATACCTTTAATGCAACAACTATATAGTGTAGAAAAAACATTTAGACTTGTTAATCCAAACAATTCTATGAGTGAGTATGTTGTTAATAAACGATTATACGATGATAAAACTGGTGAAATTCAAGTATTTAATGATATTACAATAGGTAAGTATGATGTTATGGTAGTTAGTGGAAGTACATTGCCTACAAATAGATACGCTGAACTCGAGTTTTACATGGATGCATATCAAAAAGGACTTATTGATAGACAAGAAGTTTTAAAGAAAACAGAAGTATTTGACATAGAAGGAGTTATGCAACGTACTGATGAAATACAAAAATTAACAAATATGGTAAAACAACAAGAAGAGCAGATTAAAGACCTACAAGGTGACTTGCAGTCTAGAGATAGAGAAGCTGTAAACTTACGTAAAAAGGTAGAAGTAGAGAAGTTTAAAGGTGATTTAGATAAAACTTCTAATAAGGCTAAAGCTGCTGGAACTGTATTTGAAAAAAGATTAGATGATAATTTAGCTACTGTTAAGCGTCAAATTTCTGATGCTAGCAAAAAAGAAGGCTCACCCACTAGTAGCAAAGTGGCAGCTCAAAATAGGAAAAAATAGAAATGGACGCATTAGAGACTAACCAAAATGCAGACACCCCTGAAAATCAGGGCTCTGACCAGTTATCGGTAGAAGAAGCGTTCTTCTCAAGTGAAGAGCAATCAAAGGTAAATAGCGAGACAGTCGGGATTCCTGCAGTTCAGGAAACTCCTGCTGGAGATGGTGATAACTTAAATATTGAACAGACTCAATCAGAAAATGATGAGAGAAGATATCAATACTGGCAATCTGAAGCTGATAAGGCTAAAAATGAGATTACAGAATTAAAATCACAACTAAATCAACCACAACCACAGCAAGCTCAACCAGCTCCTGTGCAAGAAAAAGAGGTTGAACAATTTCCTCCAGCTCCAGAAAAACCACAAGCACCTCCAGGATTTAACAGAGCGGAAGCTATGGAAGACCCTAACAGTGTGAGTGCTCAATACTTAAATCAGTTAGATGGATGGAGAGACGATATAATACAGTATAATTCATTAAAAAGTGAATACCAGACTGCATTAGTGTCTGAACAACTTCAAAAACAAGAATCAGCTAGGCAAGATGATATTAAAAGACAACAAGCCTATCAACAGCAACAACAGCAGATGAATGAAGTTCACCAAAGAGTACAAGGTGAGTTTGGTTTAACTAATGAAGAAGCTACTGAATTTGTTCAAACAATGTCAAAACCAGATAGTCTAACTATAGATAATCTTGTTCAACTGTACAGATTGCAGAAGGGTTCTGGACAACCGACACAGCAAACACAACCTACTGGACCTAGCGATACGTTTAATCAACAAGCTAGAGCACAGCAAGTACCATCTCCGATGGGTGTTTTACCTGCTCAACAGAATGAATCTACAACCTCTGCAGAAGACAATATTATGGATTCGATGATTAGTGGTTACAAAAAAAGTAACCCTTGGTAAATAGTAATAATATCCTACTCGAAGGTCTACGCGACAGCTGAGAGAGGGTAATATAGAAAAGAGACAAAATGGCAACAGTATATAGTAATGTAACGGGGACACCCAATACAGCCACTGGCGTTTCTATTGACGATACACGTAGAGTCTTTAATTTTGGGGATAGAGTTGCAGAACTTGCTCCTCAGCAAAGCCCATTTTTTGTTTACTTACAAAAGGTTGCAAAAAAAGCTACTAACGACCCTGTGTTTAAGTTTTTAGAACAACGCCATCAATGGCAAAGACGTAACTTTGAAGTTGCGAATGCTGTATTTAATCCAGGAGCAGAAGTTGCTGGAACAGCATTAGCAAACGGAGAAGATTTACATATGACAGCAAAATATGATACATATGGAAAAATAAGTTCTAGCAATAATCATTGCAAATTTATTGTTCCTGGAGTTGTGTTAGCTGTTAAAGCAGATAGTGGAACAGTGTTCAAATTTAAAGTAGACCACGCTTCCACTGTTGAAGAAGAAGACACACTTAGTGATGGTAAGTATATTAATCATGATGCAAATACTACTGGCATTACTCAAATTAATGGTAAAGCATTAATTCCTTTAGAAGCAATTGATTCAGGCGAAAGCTTTGCAATTGGAAATAAAGGGCAAGTAATTGGTTCAGCTTGGGCGGAAGGTACAGATGCTCCTATAGGTTGGGAAGATAAAATGTATGACAGAGAAGGATTTACTCAAATCTTTAAAACAGGTATGAATATATTCTCTGGTACATCTTTAGCTACCGAGTACAGAGGTATTAAAAATGAGTTTCAAAGAATTTGGACAGACAAATTAATGGAACACAAAATGGATATCGAGCAAGCTATGTTATTTGGTGTTGGTTCAGCATCTTATGAAGCAGCTGCTGGAGCTCCTTATAGAACATCTTGGGGTATTTTACCATATACAAACGCTAATGGTAAAGTATATAATATGAGTTATGCTTCATCTGGTTATGACGCTTTCTTAGATGCAATGGAAGATTTCTTTGCACCTGAAAGTGGAAACAGTGGAAACAAACTTGTGTTAGCTTCAAGAAAAGTTATCACTTACTTAAATAAATTAGGTGGTGGTTCGTTTATGAATAACACTGTAGGTTCATCTCAATATAGATTAGACGTAGATAATGTTCCTGGTCAATTTGGCCACACAGTAACAAAAGTAAATACTATATTTGGTAATTTACACTTTGTTGCTGAACCTCTATTAAGAGGACCATGGGAAGATTACTGTGTTGCAGTCGATTTAAAGAATGTAGCTTATAGACCACTTGTGGGTAATGGTGTGAGTCGAGACACTTTCATAGAAACTAATGTTCAAGGCAACGGTATTGATGGTCGACAAGACCAAGTTATTACTGAAGCTGGTCTTGAGATTAGTTTACCTGAAACTCACGCAATTCTTAAGTTTTCTTAAGTAGGAGGTAGATTATGGCTTGGAAGAAATTACAAGATGGTGTTACTCCTGGGTGGTATTCAGACTTAACTCACACTGCAGGCGGAACAGTAAATGTTGATAGCGCAGCTATTGACTTTTTGCCTTCAGGCACTACATTTACAGTAATGTACAATACTGAAGCAGTTACGACTAATAGTCAAACAGCTGATGTAGATATATTAGTAGCAAGTGCTACTGATGGTACTTATACTGTAGCTAAAGCTGATTTAATCCCTAATGGTGCTCAAAGTGTTATGACTGCAGCAGCTTATGTTCCAGGAACTACAGGAGCAGGTTCGAATGTTTATAAAGTTCGAATTGACCCTGATGGTGACCTAGATGGAGCTGTCGTAAGAGTAGCAATTGTACCTACAATAGATGGAATGAGCAAAACTGACGCAAGTGGTATGCCTCAATCAGATATTGGTGGTGTAGGAGCTGACCCATCTTAATGGGTAAGTAACTAATAAATTATAAGGGGTCTTCGGGCCCCTTATAAGGAGGAAATATGGCAGGAAAAATGGTATATAGTAATAGTATAGGAAATAAGCATAATTCTAAGGTCAAACCAGACAATAGAAGAAAACATAATAGTAAGGCTAAAAAGAAAAAATGATAGCACCAATTGATAAGATAAAGAATTTAACAACAGAAGATGTTATAAGTTTATTTGGAGAAGATATACTCAATTCTTGTTTTGAAGAAGCGTTTAAATTCACAAATAACTTAATAACAGATAACTCTTGTTATGAAGCTCTTGTTTCATCTGATTTAGAAACTGCTAGCTATAGAACAACATCTAGCTCTGGTGGAGGTACTACTGCATTGGGCTGGAATGATGATAATTATCTAAAGAATAGAAGAATACTTTTTGCTAATAGAGAAATAAAGGATAGTTCACCATCTGTTTATTTAGAATGTGCTAAATTAGATTCAAATATATCTACAACTAGCGCTTCTATTAGTACTAGTATTTACTATGAATATGACCCGTATACACCTAAATACTATATAACTAACGCTGGCAAACTCCAGATTATACCACTAGATACTGGTAGTGCTCTACCAACAGCAGAAATCTATTATATGACCTATCCTAGATTTGGAGAACAAATTATATATAGTGAAACACATAAATTAGGTTCTACTAATTTTTCTGATATACAAAAGGAGGCTGAACATACTCTATTTTATGGGATACCTATACAAGCAAGAGAACTAGTATATATACAAATGGCATTAAATTTAATCCAATATTATATGTCTGATTTTGTTCATGAAGAAGAGGATACTGAACTTAGTAATTTATTAGCTAGTCAAGTCGTTTCTTTAGATAAGGATAGAAAAGAACTTTTACAATTTGTTGTAACTAAATTTGGTGTTGGAAATATGGGGGATGTAAAATGACAAAATTACAAATAAAAGAGCTTTTAAAACAACACCATCCACATTTATCTTCAAAGTTATCTGATTTATATTTAGAGTTATCTGCTGATAAAATAGCTCAAGATTCAGGTATAATAAATAGAACATTTTTATTAAGTTCTACAGCAGGAAAAAGATGGTATCCTTTAGACCCAATTATAACAAAGGTGGAAAAGGTTTATTTTAGAGACGTAAGGATTCCTAGATTAATAGGGGAACCTCTTATAGACGATGACGAAATTTATACACCTTCAATAGGAGGTGAATCACCTAACCCTTTAAGTACTCCTTCTACTAATTTAAATAATAAAAGATTTTGGATGTTGAGTGATTATGACTTCGATATTACTGATTATGCTGAAGATTTAATAACAAGTAGTGACGGTAGACAATTAAGACTTGGTATAGTAGAGAGAGTTGTTAATGCTGTAACAAGAGATGGAAAATCAACTAATTACCAATCTTGTTCAATAACAGAAGCAAACTCTATTAGAATATATGCACATTCAACTGCTAATAAATTTGCGTCTACTGACGATGCGACTACACAAACAGTTGGACCATTAAGAGATATTCCGATACAATTCCATGATATTCTTTTAAGTGGAGCTATAGCTAGAGGCTATAAAGACCCTACTAATTTTAAATCAGATTTATATCAATTTTTTAATAATGAATTTGAAATAGGAATAAAAAAAATGAAAAAATTTACAAGGACAAAAACAGGAACTGGCTTTATAAAGCCGCAAGCATTTTAAATAGGAGATAAAATGGACTTAAAAGAAATGATAGCTGATTATGTATTTAACGATGAAATGAAAGAAAAAATCATAAAAAAGTTAAATGATAATATCGATATACCTTTAATTTCTGAAAAGACAGAAGGTAAAATATTAACAGCAATATACGACTCTGTTGAAGAAGTTGTTAAAGAAGCTATCTTGAAATAATGATAGAAAAGTTATTTGTTTTACTTAACGATATAACTAATAAAGAGACTGGAGATATGGTTGAAAGAATTGGTATTCAAAGCAATCAAGAATATAAAACAAAGCCTAAAAAGTGCCCTTCTTGCCATAAAAAGGCTATTGCAGGGCTGGAGATAATAGGGACTTACGATAGTTCTTTATTATGGCAGTGTATTAAATGCGGTGATAGATTTTTAAAATTAGGTAGGACAGAAACCTTAGAACTTTTGGAAAGCGCGACTTCCGCTTGGACTAATCCCAATGATTGGGGTGAAATTGATAAAATGTTAAACTAAGGAGACTTATGTCAAAAGACAAAGGAGTTTTAAAGCGTGCGATTGTCACACCAGACAAACATGCGCCTTTACAAGATAAAGCAGCAATAAATGTTGTAAAGAAAGCAATAGAAATAATTAAACCTGATATTTATATAGATTTGGGTGATTTAGGTGAATGGGGAAGTGTATCTCATTGGCAGTGGAAAGCTAAGAAAAAACCACCATTAGAGTACATTATACCCAGAATTGACAAGGATGTAGCAGGTGTCAATGAGCTTCTTGACAGTATAGATGAATCTTTAGATAAAGCAAATTGCAAAGAGAAGCATTTATGTGGAGGTAATCACGATGAGTGGTGTAATATGTTTGTTAATGAACATCCATATCTTCCTCAATATAAATTTCATGAAGCAACTAGGTTAAAAGATAGAGGATATAAATATTATCCTTCAGATTTTGAACCTAAAAAATGGTTGAAGATTGGTAAATTATATTATTACCATGGACACCATAAATCAGGTATGCATCACGCTAAAGCACATTTAATGTTAGGTGCTAATGTAATGTATGGGCACCATCATGGACTACAGCAAGCTTCTGTAACTCATATAGACGGACCTAAGTCTGCTTGGAGTTTGGGGTGTTTAAAAGATATGAGTCCTGATAAAAATAAATGGCTTGGTGGTAAGGCTATAAATTGGGCACATGCTTTTGCAGTAGTTGATTACTTTAGAGGAGGTTTATTTACTGTACATATAGTACAAATAATTAATGGCAAAACCTCGTTATGGGGGGAGTTAATAGATGGGAATAAATAGTGGATATATTAGTGATTATGGAACAATTTGGAATACCAGTAGCAGTAGCGATGGCGTTCGGGTTCTTTATTTGGAAGCAAAACCGATTCATTCAATCTACTCTTATGACAGAACTAGACCAAGACTTCAAGAGGTTGGAAGGTATTATTATTAAACTTATTGACCAGCAGAAGTTAGTTCAAATGGAGCAAAAAAAACTAAATGGAATATTTAAAGCACAAGTTGAAATAATGGCTAGACTAAGTGGAAATGGTTTAAAAGATAAATTTTTAAGAATAATGGAACAAGGAGGAATGAAGGATGATTGATACAACTATAAATATAGCTTCAGTATTAACTATGGTAACAGTAGCGGGTACATTATTCTTTACTACAGGAACTTATGCTAGTAAAATAGACAATGTAAAAACCGAACAACAAAAAGTAGCTAAAAGAGTTAAGGTAAATGAAAAAGATATAATCGATTTAAAAA